GGATGGATCAGGAAGCTTCATAAACCAATGTACCGCCTGATAAGTAAGAATAGTAACAGTTAACATCATTATACGAGGAAATATCTGGTAATCGTTTATAACCTTATGAGCCATTCCAAACCCTCGTTTCTACCATGTCATAATCCAAACAAGGCCAAATAAACCACCAACTAGCATAAAAAACAAGGTTATTCCAGCCGCCCACTCTTTAATGGATTGTACCATCTCAAGTCTCTTGTACTCGTTCTCCCGTTTCTGAACCCTGATTTCTGCCTCGATTGACAAGAGTTCCTCCCAGTGCGACGGTCCGTAAACTACTGATATATAATCTTTTAATTCGGACCTCATGGCAGAAGCCCGTTTTCTCGCAGCGAATATTTCCATCGCCTGACTCTCGACGCCACCACCCAGTATCTGAAACACACTGGGGTTCTTGTTCTTGTTCTCCAAGAAATCTAAATCGGACATCGCGCCTGCCCACTGGGAAAGCTGCGCACCCATGTCCTGCAAGTCCCGGCCTACCTGCATACCCTTCTTGAGTGCGGAAAACGCATTTGAGGCCATAGTTATCGCAGTGACAACCTCGATCATTCTCCAATACCCTAACTCAAATTAGAGCTAACACTCCAAATAACCGCCGCCCTTAACAGCCGCACCCATTCCACGAGCAACACCACGCTTCATCGTAGTAGGAACCTTAACATCCTTTGTCTCGCCGTAAGGTATACGACCCTGACCCTTAATGTCCGCGTAAGGTACAGCCTTCGGTGCCGCCTTCGGTGTATTCGTAACTATCTTTACTGTTCTAGCCATCATCTGTTCCTTTGCTTTAACAATTCACGCTCCATCGCACTCTGTATACGAGCCGAAGTCTGCTGCTCCTGACTCGATAGGCGCTTCTCAAACTGCTCGCCACGCATCTGCTGACCCTTAGCATCAAGCTGCAATTTTGCCTGATCCAATTGTGCATCCGCCTGATCCGACTGTGCCCTGATCTCCAACTCCTTCTCCTTCAATTGGATCAAAGGATCAGGACCCTGACCAGAAACTTGCGCCGACAACTGCTTCGATTGCTGCATACCCTGCGCAATAAACTTAGCAACCATAGCCTCATACTGCAAATCTTGCTGACTTACATCCATAGGACCCGATTGAGCCATCGCCTGCATCGCCTGCTCCTCAGCCTGTATCTTAATATGCTCCAATACATGCTTCTGTAAAGACATCGCAACAGGAGGTAACTGACCTACCATAGGACTAGAACCAAAAACTAAATGAGCCATAATATGAGACCCGTGGTCCTGACCCGCAAACGCATGTAACTGCTGTAAATCCATCGCATTGATGTTCTCCTGAGCAGGGTCCAAGGGCCGCGGATCGTCATCCGGTACAGACTTCATTATACGATCAACATCCGTAACACCCAAAGACTCATACATATCACGATATATCTCATGCATGTCATGCAACTCAGGGGCCTGCGTCGCTAACTGTAACTTAGTCTGAGCCAACGCTATCCGTTGAGACTGACTAAATATATTAGGATTACTAACAGGAACTACATCTACACGATCATCAAAATCACTCGCCATTACACTCGTGTCACTACCCGCAACACTATAAGGATACTCCTGCGGTAAACTCTCAGACATCACTCGCGCAAGTATCTTAAACTCCAAACGCATCGCATAATGCAAACGCTTGTGTACAGCACTCATTACTCGCGAACCCTGCTCCAACATCGCTATCGTCGTGCCAACAGCCGCCTGCTGATTACCATCCCCAACCTTCATATCAGTAATCGTCGCAAACCGCTGACCAGCCTGTACAACAAATCCCAATAAATTAAATAACGTCTGATCCGGTCCCTTAAACGGTAAAGGCATCAAACTATCCCGTATCGCACCACCCGGCGCATCTACATCCCTAAACTCACCCGGCTGTAAAGGATCGTCATCGTCCCTGATCCGTAGTCCGCGGGCCTTGAAACCCGCTGGCAAATTCGACAACGTACCAGCATCTATCAATTGACGCAAAGATGAAGTCGCACTACGCGCTAAACCACCAATCGTATGTATCAAACCCAAACCATAAAAACCAAATCCCGGCAAAAACTTGTAATGCACAAAATATTGTATCTTCTTCTTTAACTCATCATCCTCAAGAAAATTACGACGAATCGATAATACCTGACCGTTATCTTGAGATATCGTTACAACATAAGGAACCTTAACTCCCGTAGGCTCCCCATCCTCGTCAACCTCCTCATAACCCTCCAGATCCAAATCAACATGACACTCCAATAACGTACAGTCATAATCTATCTGAGAAGGCTCCAAACCCGTTATCTCGTTCATCTCAGACTGAACCGCTGTAATATCACCCTGAGAGGGCAATACATCCATGTCCAAATATGTCCCGCCCAACTGACGCTTGCGCAAATCATTCAAATCCATGCGAACAATCTGAGTAATATTTGGACACGTCTCCAAATCAGACGTGTCATAAGGTACAACCAAATTCTCAGCAGGAATAAACTTACTTACCGCACGGCCCAAAGTCTCATCATAATAAACCTTCTTAAACGTACTACCCGCTAACGGTAAATAAAATAACATCTGATCCATGTCAGGAGTGTACTCCTCCATCACATTCGTCAAATAATAATTCATAAACTGACGTACCCGCTTCGCTTGATCCTGCTTGGCTCGCGTCTCATCTCCAACAACATGCGTCCGTACAGGACCACTCGCAGGCAACAACTCATTAAACGCCTGCGCCTGAAACTGTGTAGCAGCCTCAGCCAATAATGGATGCGTCACACCACTAGAACCACGAAACGGCTGAGAACGCTCCTCATAAGTAAAACCAAGCAAATCTAACCCGTTCTTGTACGTGTCCTCCCACTCCTGACGACCAGAACGATTAGACTCAAACGCAGACATCAAATCACTCGCTATGCGACCAAGCTCACGGTCCGGCATCTCCTCCGCCAAGTTACCATAAAAATCCTCACTCTCACCACGCATGTCCTCCGGATCAAAATCTACCAGAACACCCCCGTCGTCAGACTCAACAATCTCTATCTCAATGTCCGAATCCAGCATAATAGGCGTAGAACCAGAATCAGGTATCTCTAACTCCAATTCCGCTCGTAAATCGTCCTCGTCTAACTGACTAGGTACGTTCGTATCCATTAATCCGCCTTGAGCCATGACAACCTCCGTCAATAATATAATCGTACTCTAGCAGAAACTTCCTCGTCTTGCCAATCATCTGTTGGTAATTGTACAAAATTACCCTGACGATACCTCATTAACGCTTGCGTCATGCTATCAACCAAGTCGTCAAACTCACCATTAGGAAACGCAGCTACCTCCTCAATCAACTCATCCGCCCACACTTCCTCCGGGGCCCAAACCATACCAGCCTCAAACATAGGACTCACCGCATGCACCCTACTCACCTTGTCATTACCACGACTAGGTGTGAAATTTACAACAGGTATACCAATGTTGCGTAACTCATGCGTCAAAGGTAAACCACTCGCCTTCGCCTCAATAATTACCGTGTCAGGGTCCCAAAACTTATACTCCTCAAAAGCCACACTCTTCAATTCAGGAAAATCCCAACGACCCTTCTTACTATCCAACAATATTAAATTAGGACCAGAACCCCCCTCGTTAGGATAAAATACACCCCATGTCGTTATCGCACTGTAATCAGAACTCTCCCGCTTGCTAAACGCCGTGTCATAACTCTGTATCACATACTGCAATTGTGGAACCTTCTCAGCCTCCCAACGACGCCACCACTCACGTGGTATAATCGCATTCTCCTCACCAGTAGGATTCTGCTGATACTGAGCATTCCACTTGCTAGGAGGTATCGAAGCCTTAACAGCAGTTAAATCCTCAATACTCCAAAATTCCGGCCAACAAGGAGTCTCATCCTCAAATATAGCAGGTAACTCAACAACCTCCCACTGATCCGCCAAAGGGTCCTTAGACATCGCCCGCAATAACTGACCCGTCATGTCCTTCTCAGACCAACGCGTCTGTACCAAAACTATACTACCCCCCGGCTGTAATCGCTGACGAGGGCCCCCAGTATACCAATCCCACGCATCATCAAAACCATTCGCACTCATCGCCGTCTGCTCAGAATGTGGATCATCAATAATTATTAAATCACCACCACGTCCCGCCAAATTACTACCAACACCAACAGCATAATACATCCCACCAGAACTCGTGTCCCAACGACCACTCGCCTTACTATCCGCAGCTAACTTAACAGCAGGAAATATCTCCTTGTACTCATCCGAATCCAAAAGATTCTTCGTCTTACGGCCAAAATTAACCGCCAACTCCGTAGTGTGAGTAGCCTGAATGATCTTCATTCGCGG